CCTCTTTGGTTTCAACCGCCGTTTCTATTAACTGTAACGATGCCTTTATAGTTTGGTTATCCGTGATCGTGGACCCGGTGAATGTGCCCAAATGTGTGGCGCCCTCACTTATCCCAGAGAGCGTGATAAGGTCATCGACGGACAGGCTGGAAGCCGTGGGCAATTCCGAATCCCGCGCGATCGTGCTAACGATAACGCCGTCATCGATCGCATTATCATCCACCGTATCGCCGTTTAACCGGTCAGAATCGAAATTATTCGAGGTGGTTGTTTCATACGTAGCGCTCAGATCGGGGATCGAAGAGCTGCTGATATCCGCAAGCTCCCACTGCCCCTGGCCGGAGCAGTCCGTGGCCCGGTCGTCGGGCACGATAATCGACGGGCTGTTTTCAGAGTCTGTGCCTGTAGCATTATAATGGTAGATGTACGTCACACCGGAGGACACCACGATGGCCACATCGCCATCCTTGATGGGGGCGTCTTCATTGGCGCCGGTGACGTCTTCGCATTCCAGTTTGTCCAGGGCGTAGGTAACCCCGCCGGTTAAATACCGGAACGGCGCATAAATGTGCGCTTTGTTTTCATCGTAGGCTTCCGATGTCCCGGATAGAAGTGCGATCACAGACAGGATGATAATAATCGGTTTTACAATTTTCATTTCGATCCCTCTCTTTTCACGGCCAGTACCGCTTCTATCATGGCCATCAGCCGGTTGGGCTGATCGTAGGTGCCTCCCGCATATGGCAGAAACCCCTGCTGATAATCGTTTGCCAGACCGAACGCTTCGTTGATCATATCGCCATCCAGATCTGCCACCGGGCACAGGGTAACCGTCTCTCCGTCCAGCTCATACAGAACCCCGTCGGGAATCAGCCATGTTTCTTTTTCGATTTCCGGGCAGTGCCGCTGCTCCCGGAGTCCGTTTTTTCTGCAATCGCCACAGTCGTATACTTTTCCCCGGAGACTGAGGGCTGTGGCGATGCGGAGTTTTTTCTTTCTTCCCCGGTGATGTAGGTCTGCGCGGCGATCCGGGTATACAGCTCAAGCGCTTCGCCCGGCGTTAAATCGTCGGCGTTCATTCCGGGGCATGCCAGATTAAATATTTTGTCCAGGGCTTTGTCCCGTTTTTCTTCATCCAGCGATTCCAATCCTCCGAGCCGTACGCCTTCCTTTCGCAGCGATTTGAGCTCTCCCCGCGTCAACCCGCGGATGTTCATTTTATTGATATCCATTTTTTCTCCGTGCCTTTCCGTGAAAAATCCGTGGTAATTTTTTAAGTGAACGCGAGAGACAGCTCATCGTCTCCGCTGTCCCGCCTCAGGATAGCGCCGATCTCAGCAACCGCATTGCCGTTGCGGCTTCCCGGGGACAGCTTGCCGTACTGGATCTTTGGAGCGGTGATCGTGCAAATGTTTCCGGCTGCTGAACCGACAACGGCGGACAGGGCTACTAAATCCCCGGACTCCCAGTCGTCCCAGAAATCGTGTGTAGCCAGCAATACATCTTCGGGATTTAAGCTTAATGTTGCCATACGTTTTGTTATGTTCGCGCTCAAATAGCCCTGTATTGAGTTTGCGCTATCACGCAGCGCCAGGGCGTTTCCGCTGCCGATGACCATCGCCTCGATAATGGCGGCATAGCTGTTGATCGTAAAGTTCGCATTCTGAAACGCTTTGGCAACCGACGACTGATAAGAAACACTGCTGAGCAATGCCACGTCGGAATCGGCGACGGATGTGCCGATAAAATCAAACGAAATAATGCCCGGCTTACCGGAATTTAAGTTTAAGGTGAAGTTCCCCCGGGCGCCAGCCATGAGGTAGCGTTTGCCATCCAGATAATGGGCCATTGTCAGCGATGGAATGCCTGAGGAGGCCGGAAGATACGTCACACTGGTACTCGCCACAACCGTGTCATCATAGCCGCAGGCTTGTAACAGTTTGCCGATCTCCGGCGCTGTCCCGGCCGCGCCTGAGCCCTTGAACGGGCACTTAAATGTCAATTTCGCCATACGGTGGCCTGGGATACCGGAAAACGGGCTGAGAGAACTACTGGACAAGTTGAGCTCCTCGATGCTGATATCCGGATCGAATTTAATTTCTGCCGCCAGTACCGCGTCGGCCGCGGCCAGAGCTTCGGCAGTGCCTTCCACTGATTCAATTTTTGCGGCCAGTTGAGACCGCGCTTCTACTAACGGCATAAGGTTTCTCCCTTGAAGCGTTAAGAACGTTTAAATGGTTTGTTCAGTAATTATCCAATGTGCCGCTTGAATTATCCGACGACTTTCCACGGCTGAAAATGCGATCGCTTTTCGATGTACTGACTGCCACGCCGTAATCTGCGCCCGCATCCGGATCCGGCACATCCAAACTCATGGTTCCTTTTGCGATCCGGTCCAGGTCTTTGCGTATTCTCTCGCAGATTTCTTTCCGGGTTTCGGTAATGGTATCATACCGCCGGGCGTACAGATTGCATATGGCCAGATCCACAGCCATTTTCCGGACCAGATTCGGCGTTACAGCAAAGGGCAGGCTGTACTTCACGGCCAGATAAGCATCGATTTCTTCATCTGCGTCATCGATAGCCCGGTCCAGCACATCCGTGTCCACTTCGCCGGCTTCCGCATCGTCGGTCAACTGGATGAGGGTCTCCTCATCCAGTTGTTTGGTGATATCGCTTTGAGTGCAATATGCCATTGCCTATTCCTCCGGCCTTCAGTCTTCAGCCTTCAGCCTTTTTTATGTCACTATCGTGTCGTACCAGAGGAATCCGAGATCCGATCCGGTCTGCACAATATCCGTATCCTCCGCAACCTCATAAACGTCCTGATGCTCGGCAGATTCTCTCCAAGTGGTAGTCCGGCGCGGCAGACCATCCTCATAGGCCGTTCTCGCCTGATATCCGGCAGAGGGGATTTTCAACCCTGGCGCCGTGGGGCGATACGCGAGGAATGCCGATCCTTTCGTGGCGGTCTTTTCCCACACGTTGACGCTGGTGAAATCAGTGCCGGCTTTAGTCTCTTTTGCGCTTGAATAGATGGCATCGCCCACAAGGACTTCTTCTAGCCCGAATACGGCAGCTATCAGGTCAGGAGTGAGCACGCCGCGCTGGGTGTACTTGATTCTATCGAGCAGATCGTCGAGCATCTTGAGCTTGGATAGCGTGTTGGCCGATATCACCAGGACGTTCGGCCTCATGCCGGTATTGGATCTGATCGTCTCGATGCGGGTTTCCACATCATCGACAAATGTATTTGTGGCGTCGTTGGGTGCCCATAACCCCGCCGCATCCTCACCGGCGACTGCCGACCATGTCCCCGCAAGGATCAGGGCCGCAACTCTGCGCTCTTTCTTCAGGTCGATTTTGTCCGCTGCAAATTCGAGCGCGTCCTGGTCGGGTTTCAACGGTGGCCCGCCGGCAACCTCTACCGCACGACGGTCCTCGTCGGTAACCTCTTTTGCAAATGCGTATTCTTTTGTGGCGATATCGATGAAATCCACCGGATAACCGCCCCGGTTTGCACGGCTGCCAGGGCCTCTGATACCAGCTTCATCCCGGAACCAGGCGCCCTTGAGATACCGGGCGATCTTGGCTTTCGGCGATACTTTGTCAAGGATCGGAAAAACACGATCCGCTATATAACTTTTGTTCCGGTACGCAATGCTGACATTTTGCAGCGGACCGGCTACGATAGATTCTCTTACATTCGGTTGGGGCATTTTCTATATCCTCCCTGCTTTTAAAATTGAAAATTGATTATTTTCTCGTTTCCCTTTTTACTTCCTTCAGCCTGCCCCGTTAAACCAGCTTTTTCTTTTGTTTAACTGGGGTCTTCAGCCTTCAGTCTTGTTCACTTTTTTACGCTTTGACTGTTAGTGGAGTTAAAAGACATGTCCCCAAATCGTCCTCAACCCCGCCCTGAAGCAGCGGCCCAACGGGATACTGTGTTGCCACCGCCGCCTGAGCCTTGCCTGCATCGCTGGCGCTAACATATTCCATTCCCACAATAGCGCCGACGCCTAGTGTTGCACCAAGTTGAATCTTGGAAATCCCGCCACAACCGATGGGTCGTACTACTGCTGCTTTGTCTGCTGCGTCCGGAGCGTTCTGCAGCACGCCAAGCGGAATGTCTGTTACCGCATTAGGCCTCCGCACCTTTTCGGATGTGGCGTCCAACACAACAATCCGATACTGGTCGTTGCTCAGATCTTCATCCGCCGGGAATGATACATCTAAAACTTTGTTTTCCGTTGCCATTTCATTTTCTCCTTACTTTAGCCGTTTGAATCGCTTGAACCGCCTGAACCGTCTTGAGCAGTTTAAGCCATTATTTCCTGTTGATACTCCTTCGCCAAATCCGGATGCTCCCGCTGAACTTCGGTAAAGGCTGCAGAATATCCGAGATCCTTATTCTCTTTCCGTTTTGCCGTGATCAGTGCTTCGATCTTTACGGTCGCATTGCCGGCGGCCGCCGCCCCGTCGCGAGTCGCCACTTCCCTAAATTCGATCACCTTCGGCAGCACGGTTTCAAACAACCCCTTGAACCGGTCAAACAGGGTGGCCTTTTCTTTCGTTTCGCCGAACTCGATGACGTCTTCTTTCTCCGCAAATGCGGAAAGCATTTCAGGTACGCCGTATTTGATCATGGCAGGGGTCATTTTGCCTGCCTTGACCTGAGTATCACACCATGCCGATATCTCTTTTTTACGCGCATCCTGGCGTGCAAGGCGCTGGGATTCAGCAAATTCCGCCGTTACCTTTTCCCGCTCCTTTTTGGCGGCTTCTTCGGCTGCCTGTTTTTTTGCGGACTCGATATCTGCCTCCGAAAATTTCAAATCTGAACTTTGAGATTTGAAATTTTCACCCGGCCCGTCATCCGGCATTTTTCCGATTAGTTCGCTGAAAAACGCTGTGAGTTTTTCCTTGAAAGTCATATCTTTACCCTCCTTGCTTTTGTTTTGGCGCTCGGCAACGGAAAATTTCAAATTTGAGATTTGAGATTTGAAATTTCCATTAATTGCCTCAACGCCGGTTGTTTCGGTTGGCCGGTTAGCCACTTCGCCTATATACGTTACATCCCAGTCCGGGATGATGGCGTCTGCTTTTTCCGTTCCTTCTTTTTCGATCAGATAATCTCGCAGCTTCCGGAACATCCGGGCGATGGCGCTAAGACCTTCCTCGTAAAAATAAAAATTCTCTTCTTTCTCATCAAAGCCGATATCAGCCAGGCCTTTTATGGCAGGGGGCGTAGCGCCCAGAAATCCCACATGCCGCAAACGGCCGTCCGGATAAAACGAGGCAGATCTCTTTTTGTACATGCCATTTTTCACCAGGTCCTCGAATTCCGGGACCACCTGCCTGAATTTCGCATACAAGACTTTTGCACCGTCAACGACCGCCTCCTTGAGATTTTCGACCCATCCGAAGGCGGGCGCGTTTTCTTTTGGGTGGCCTACCACCACGGGCGGCTCATGGTGTTTTAGGTTGAAGGTGGAGATGGCGCGGTCAATCAGCAAATCGCCATCATGGATTCGGCCCTCACTGTCTGTCTGTTTTCCGCCTCGAAAAATCTCGATCCAGTCTCCAAATCCTTTAAAATCCATATTCCTTCCCTCCTTTTGGTGCATAAAATACACCCTAGTTCTCCCGTATCTAACCGCAAATACACGCTAATATACGCCAATGGTTTTTCCTAATTTGCGTTCATTCGCGTTCATTCGCGGTTACCTAACAAATGATCCTTTATCGCTTCGCCGATCTCTTTCCAGTCCTCATCCTGCACCATCAAAAATGGCCTTGCAGGTATATCTCCCCAGGGGAGTTTTGCCTGCCGGGAGTGAGACCGTACTTTCGACGGCTTTCCGGATTTGGTATTCCGTATGTGCTCCTTAACCAGTGCGGTAACTACACCAAAGCTGCCCTTTTCAGCGCCGAATTGATGCACGGCGGCATAGGCCACGTTGGTGCCAACGGCGACGCTGCTTTTGTTTGCCTGGACATTGATGCTGTTTCTCAGGCGATGCGATTCGGAAAGGGTTACCCCACCGTCATTTTTTACCCGTTGGGACACTGCCCAGCGCGGCCTTCCCCCTTTTTCGAAATTCCGTATCACCGATGTCCGTACAACTTGGCCGATAGTTTTCATTGCAGGTGTCAGATCTTCCAGGCCGCCCTGAAGATGCGACAGCAAAGCTTTTAACTCACTGTCATCGATCTTAACGGTTATTACGGCTCCTGACACTTTTGTCACCTTTTCACCACGGATTCACACGGAAAAAATCACAGATATTTTTTCAGTGAAAACTCCGTGGATTTCCGTGGTAAATTTTTATCCTTTGACTTTTCCTTTGTATTTACTTATAATTCCCTCTATGCAGGTTTGGATCGGGCCGCGGCCTCTATGATCCATTCCGGGCGCCCAGGTTGCTGCGGAACCTGAGGTTTTATCTTTTATAGATTAATTTGCCTTCCCGCTGTGCATTTAAATATTTAAAGTTGGTTGTCGGCAGCATGGTCCACGCTTCCAACATTCCTTTACGGGCCTGCGCCACAAGCAGCAATCCTCTTTCTTTTTCCAGTTCTACGGCTTTGATAATGCGCTGTCTTAATTCAACCTTGCCGGTGCCTTTGTGTTTTTCAAATGCCATCCAGATTTCATACGGGTTTTCCAGGGCTTCGGCTATCAGGGGTAAAAACGGGGTGCGTTCAGCCGGAATATGTTGGGACAGCGACTCCGCATTGACCAGGATATCATGCCTGAATTTTTTATCGTAAAACGAAAAGACCTTTTCTTCTCCGCCCAATATCTCTTTAAGGGAAGAGGCAATGGATTCCGTTGAATTGAGTTTTTTCCCGGGCTTATTTACTGCCGGATCGGCTGGTATCATTTCCGGGCGGCCGGCGCTCTGCCAGTTTCCGGAAGATAGCCGTTCCCAGGATTTTGCTCCCTGGAAGCGCCAGGCTTCCATTACTTCTTCGGAAAGTTTTTTCCCCCATGCCGCTTCTCCTACATTGTAATCCCATCCCGGATTGATTCCTTCGGGAATGCGGTACGCTTTGCCGGTGGCTTTGTCTGTCCACCGGTAGTATTTGTTTTTGGGCGCTGTTTCTTTTATGGGAAATTCACCGCCGGATTCTTCTTTTTTGAGCCGTTCCACTTCCCGTGCGCTATGACTGACCACGCCGCATTTACAGCCCCAGCCATTGGGCGGATAGTGGGTTTTCCACCAGGGATCATCGGCAGACAGAACCATGTTGTACCACTGCATATGCTCCGGCCTGCGGTTCCTGGATGTGGATGCCACATACCGCCAGTATGGCCGGGCTTTTAATACATCCGGGTCCGTCATCTGAGCATAATGCCCGGCGGAATAGGCCGTGCTTAAGTTGGTGTTGAAAATCACCGCACTGCGCCAGCCCTTACCGCCCTTGTATTGCCAGCCGTGGCGGGTGACAATATTGTCAAAATCCTTCCGGAACTCACCGAGGGTTGTCCCCTGCGAAATGGCTTTATCCACCGCAGTATGCAACTCTGTGAGCAACTCGTCTTTCATGGCGCCGGCAGAGACAAACGCCCTAGTGTGCTGCCCCTGCCAGAGATCCTTCCATGTGCGGGTGGGGAGATTGACCTTTTGTTTGAAAAACTCAATCGCCTCATCAAATGGCAAATTCATATAGTCAGCGCTCTTTGGCATCAAATCTCCCGGATAAATCGGCCAAAGTAAAGGCCTTTTGCATGAGATCCCCCAAAGAGGATGTGTCCATGTCTCCATATAGTTCCAGCAATCGGTCTCGGAATTCCTCTATGGAACTGACCGAAGACAGCAGCTTTTCAACCGGCGCCATAAGGTCGTCAATGGATGCGCTTTCCAGCGTTTTTTCTGATAGGGCATCCAGCGTATCCGCCGGAGACGGGTCTGCCGCTTCCGCAAACTCCCTGCCCGTATTGGGTACTGGATATTGGGTATCTGCTGCCTGATACCTGGCCACTACAACCTCCTCCCCCTCTTCGGGTTCCGGGATATTGTAGGTTTCATAAAAATATTGTTTCGAGATGGGCACACCAATTCTGGTCAATATCTCATCCCGTTCAGCCAGAGGCTTCAGATCTCCCTCTTCCTTTGTCCTGACCCATAATTTCGGATAGTCCGAAACATCTGGAAAGTTGTAATCCACGATCCATTTCACCAGGGTATCGTTTAAACATTCACACAACAGATCCGCATCGGCTTTGAGAACATCTTCCCGGACATCGTTATGCGTCTGGCTTGCCGCATAAGATCCTTCTCCCTTAACTTCCGTTGTCAGCGTCTGGCCCAGGACGGCTTTGGATATCTGCCGGTCCATGTAGTCGCAAAGTGTCTCATAAGATACATGCCCCTGTCTGGCAGCTTCCAGTAACTCGATAGCCATGTTTTCCGGAATGATAATGCCCGTCTCTTGGTGAATCGCTTCGAGGGCGTTGAGCAGCTTTGCCTGCTCAGCCGGATCGGCGCCGGGCGGGTACTTCCCCACGCCTGTGGGTCCCCCAAACTTTTCCAGGAAAACCAGCCAGAATTTAATGCCGTTTTTCTTGAACCATACCGGCCACCAGAGCTTTTGCCCCAGTCCCGAACCGTAAGGGTTGTCGCTGGAACCATAGGTAAAAACGATGAACTTACGGTCTGGCACCGGCTCTCCGTCGATCATATTGTTTAGTGTAAGCAGCCGAAGCTCCCGGTCCATCGTAAAAACAAATCTCCTGGGATGTTTGGCCCGAATCTTTTGCGGGATCACATATCCTGAAACCACCTGCCATAGGATTTCCGCCACATAAAACCCATACAAAATCCCCTGCAATAATTCCTGCCGGAACTGGTCGAAATTTATATTCACCAATACTTCCCGGACAAAATCGGCAATTGCCTGCGCCCTTTCTTCAGTCCCCGCCTTTCCCGCTTTTCCCGCTTTTCCCGCTTTTTCCTGTCCTGGCAACACTTCCCACTCTTTCCCGGTAACCGCCAGATACCGGGTTTGAAGCACCGCGCCCGCATGGGCATCCCGGTCTACTTCATCGTAAAGTTTCAATCCCTTGCCGGACGCTTCCGTGCGCAAAACCGGATCAGGATTCTCCAGCCGTTTCAGCCATCCGGCAAAGATATCCAGGTCTTTGGATGTGGTTGCGATCTCATCAGTAACCGGTTTTTTTATGTTTTTTCCCGCCATCCCTTTATCCTTCTAAAACCGTTTGAACCGTTTGAACGGCTTGAACTGTTTTTCCCGTCTTTCCCGCTTTTCTCGCTTTTCTCGCTTGCCGTTCTTAAGCCCCCATATAATTTCCTATCCGGGTGAAATTTCGCTTGCGTCCTGTGGATTGATATTCAATAACCCCCGCGGGCCTGCTGCCCGCATGAATAGCCAAAGCCAGCGCCCAAAATCTGTCCGCATGGCCGCCAGGTCCGTGATCCGCATCAAACCGGATATTGCCCGCGGCCGTTGTGGTTTTCCGGATGCTGCGCAGATCCGCCCGGATCTGATCATCTCTCGGGATCCGGATGGCTTTGTCCTCGAATGCCGCCCGCACCGGGTAGGCCAACTCTTCTTTGACCGGGCCGGTAAACCGCACCGGCTCAACTTTGTAGCTGCCAAACCGCTCAACCGCTCGCTCGGCAAATTGCATACCCAGGCCTGTATCGTCGATGCAGCACCGTCTCAATCCGGGCATTGCCAGCAATGGCCAAAGCGCTGCTTCCTGTGCGCTGAACGTCTCTCCCTGGTATGTCCAAAGCCCCCGGGTGAAAAACACGCCTGAAACGCGCTCCAGGAGCCAAAACACTGTTAAATCATTCTGCCGCCCAACATCCACCCCCAGATATAATTCTTTGGTCTGTGTTTGTCTGTGTGGGTCTGTGGCTAATTTCCATTGCTCGTCATGCCTATACTCGCATGAGGCGATCAGGTCGTAAGACAGAAACGCCCCTGCATCGTCTGCCGGAATGCACATATATTCCTGCGCAAATTGTTCTGAGCTCGCGCACCCTTTCCGGATGTAATCGAAGTACTCGGCCTCATCCATCTCCTGGATGGGATCGTCTTTGGGAAATACCTGCTGCAATTTATATAAAAAACCCTGATCTAGGGCGTTTTGCAGAGTAACCGTATGAAGGGAAAAGCCCATCGGGTTGCCCCGGTGCTTTACGTCCTCGCAGATCTCGTTGAAAAAGTTTACGCTTCCCCTGTGCGTGCTGATGATTTCCAGTTGACCGCCCCAGGTAATCCCGGGATAAGCGATGCTGTATAATTTGCGCGGATCGGGATGAAGGGCAAACTCATCGAGGATGCGTCCGCCTTTCTTTCCGGACTGCGCGTCGGGGTTGCTGCTCATGCTATGAATTCTTAAACCATTTGCAAATTCCAGCACATAAGCGGAAAATTTTTTCTCTTCGTCGATGATCACGGCCCCCAAATCTTTGGCTGCCACATTAAGCATCCGGGCAAAGCGTTTGCAATCTTCCAAGAAAAGTCGCGCCTGGATGTCATCCCGGCTGCTCACCCATTGCTCATTCCGGGCATCCCTGGGAGCAGTGCGTTCTACCGCACCGTAGGCTGTCCCCCAGGAGATTCCGATCTGGCGGCTTTTTTCCATCAGCTTCAACCGGTGATCGTCATCGATCCACCGCTGCTGATAGGGCAGAAAAACCTTGTCGGATCTTTCCGGTATGATTTTCGCTTTTCCCACTTTCTTGCCTTTCCCTTTGTATGGGCGAATAATTATTCGCCCCTACAGAATCTGCTCTCGAATCGCACGTATTGTTTCCTTGTCCAGGATGCGGCTGGTTTTCTCTTCTTCCACACCGCTTTCTGTGTATTTCGATTTCATCTTCTCAATCAACGCCATCGTCTTTTCCACTTCCTGCACTGCTTTCAGGTTGAGTCCTTCGGGCTGTGTCAACATGGCGTTGAGCCGCATTTCCAGGGCGTCGGACAGTGCGGCCACTGCGTCCGCCGGAGTATTGATTTCACGGGAGACCCCCATTGCAGGGGATGTTTCATTCCGCTCCGAGCGGGCCGCGATATCTTCCAAACGGGCAAATACATACGCCTGCTGTGGATCTCCCGAGGTGAGGGCGCGTTCTAAAAATCCCTTTCTCAGCTCGATCTTTTTCCGCCGGATGTCGGATAAGGTTTTCCGGTATTCGGCTTGTTTTTCCTTCCATCCTTCTTCCGCACTCCAACGCTTTAATGTGGGCAGGGCAATCCCCGTGCGACGGGCAGTTTGCTCTAATGTAATCCCATCCACGATGTACAGATCCTCGGCTGCAAATCTCAATTCCAGGTCGATGCTTTCACCCATTGCGTCAGCTCCATCGTAGGGTGCGGCTCCCGCACCGATTGGTGCACAATGTGCACCCTGCTTTTCTGACCTCCGGCCTCTGACCTCTGACCTCTGGCATTATTGCCTCCCCAGGATTTTTTTCAGCTTGGAGATATCTTCCAGCGCGGCTTTGAGATCGATCTGGGTCGTTATCAATTGCATGGCCAGCTCCCCGATCATATCGGCCCGGAGCTCTTCTTCTTTCTCCATCGGGTCAAGCAGCTCCCTCAACGATCCCACCATCCCGCCGATCCGCAACCGCAACCCTTTGATCTCAAGCTCTTTCAGCACCAGCCTTCCTTCGTGTTTCAACCGCTCTTCCGTCATTTTTCCCCCATTTTATGCTCTCAAGCGCCCCGCCAGCCGGTCTCCCAGCCGGGTCATAGCCTCGGTGTTCATCATCACTACGTCTTTCAAATCTCTCGCCAGCCCTTCATAGCTTTTTACCAGATCCACGTTACATTCATACATCCTCACCACCGCCTCGAATCGTCTCATCTGCCAGTAACTGAGCAGCATGGCGAGAATCCACGGACCAATCACGATCATCAGCAGCGTCGTCCATAATGGCCAGGTGCCGATCCGTTCCACGATCAAAGCCAGCGAGGTAAGAAACAAGTTGATCTGTTCCGGTGTCATGCGCTATTTCCTTTTTTTCGGTTTAAACCGCTTAAACGGTTTTTCCTTTTTGCGTTCATTCGCGTTCATTCGCGGTTACTTTTTTCTCGCCTTTCCCTCTACCAACCGCGAATACACGCTAATATACGCAAATAATGTATCTTTTTTATTCTTCTTTTATCCCATTCGCGTTTATTGGCGTTCATTCGCGGTTACTTTTTTCTCGCCTTTCATTTGATTTTTACCGCGTCATCGAATACCCCCAGCCCCGGAATGTCGCACGGCCTTGGCGCTTTTCCCGTAGGATTTTTCATGGGGATCCCCGCATTTTGCCAGGCGAGGTAGGCAAATTCGGAGCAGAAAAACCGCTTCGCTTCGGCGGACACCCGCCCGAATACCTGTCGAAACAGGCTTTCGTAATCGTATTCAACGCCAACGAACGATAAAGCCCATGCGCCGATGGCATATCGCTTGTTGTCAAAATCGGTCGATAGCGGCAGCCAAAACGCTTCCCCATTGTGCATAGCAAGACGCCTGGAAAGAGACGTCAAAACGATCCCCGGCTCCAGCGCTTCTAGCAAAAACACACGATCGTACGGATCATAATATTCTATCCGCACCACCAGGCTCGTGTGGTTAACGCCCTTGGAAAACATCCGGATCAAAAACCCCAATGCCGTATGTGAACGCCACTGAATCGCATCCCCCGTTTTGATCCTGTGACGATTATCCTGATATGCATCATTTACTACCATTTGTACTTCCTTCTACCTTCATTATTTCTCGCCCTTCTCGCCTTTCCCGCCTTTCTAACTACTCCTACTACCTCATAAACCCTTCATTTACCTGCATTCCGTCAATGTACTTTCTACGTACTACCTGTTGTAGTTATAAGTTCAAAATGCGCTAAATCGTGAAAGTCTTCATCAGATAAAATGAAATTCCGGTTCCAGTCGCCTCCCCACCGGAGGGGTATATCCATCTTTGTGGCGACACCCAGTATATAGCCTGCCATTAAAATAAACCGCTCCCGGTCATCCCAGTTAATAGGGTAAGGGGCCACATCCACCGCTTCGGATGGCTCCCGGTTATGTTTCGAATTCGGCCATCTCACCTTCGATTTGCCTGTTTTATATGCTTTGTCCTGGGACACCTGCCCCCGGTGCCCACAGATAATCGTGCAATCGAAGCTCTGAATCACAACGTCAAACACCCGTTGGATATCCGGATGACAGGTCGCCAATCGCTTTTTAGATGTTTGGCTGTATTCTGGCATGTTATTTGCTCCCTTGCCCTAAAATAAAAAAGCCCGGCCACTATACATTTGTATAGTAACCGGGCTGCGTAAGCCGCTATGTGTTTTTAATTAGGCGTGCGAAACGCGCTTATCTTTTCAACTACAAAAAAACACTGACGTTTATTTAAAATAATTTAGAACCTTTGGAATGAACTCTACGAGAAGGGGAATCAACACTGCGCTCATCAGGGCACATAATACCCACCAACCTCCTTTTATAGTTGCAAAATTCCTGTTTAACTCCTCAATGGCCTTAGAAAATTTATCTTCCCCTTTTTCTCTTGCCAGCTTTTCAGATTCAAGTCCTTTAATGATATTTTCGATTTGGCCATCGTGGCGATCCAGGCGCTGCCGCCAGTCCTCATGCTCCCTCAACTCTTTTTTTATATTGTTTATATCATCCTGAACCTTTTGGATTGTTTCAATAAAGCCTTTTGTTCCAACGGGGATGTATTTTTGCATTACATCAACCAACTCGTCAGGAAAATCGTCAAGGCATTCTGTGCAAACTTCAATCTCGTTTAATTCAGGCTCGCTTAATCGTAAAAAAGTGGCGGCAATAAGTTTTTTGCCGGGTTTGAGATTAAAGGACGTTGATGAAAAATTTAAAAGGCCTACTAAAAGACGCCCTTGATATCCAGGATCAATTATGAGCCCCCCGAGCGTGAGTATGCCTGCCTGGCTCAATTTGCGCTTTGGACTGAGTTGCGCTATCATATCCTTAGGCAGGCATAATCGTTCTTCTGTAAGAACAAACACCACCTCGTTGGGTTCAACAATTAAATCGGCAAATTGAACTTGGGAAAGCTTTGCTGCATCTATCGGCTGCCCAAACTTGGCTTTCAATATGCGGGTGCTGAGACGGAAATCATACTTGACACCTTCTACGCACTGCTCTAGACCGTTCTGGATAAACGATTGAGATGAAACCGCGTTCTTAAGCTCTGTTCCGGTAATCATCATCGCCATAGCGCGCCTCCCTTAAATGTCTGAAGGATGTCATGTGTAAATGCCTGCATCTTGATGATATATATTATTTTTTATACAACATCTTGCGCAATGTCAACTTTTTTTATGGCCAAAACCCAATGTTTGCATTTGGGGCATCGTTTTAAAAGCGATACGAACTCCGCCTCAGCCAGGATGCGTCCGCACTTGGGGCAAACCACCAAAACGCCTTTATATTCCGGCTTGTTTTTATATGTTTTCAGATGCACCGGTCCGCCCCTTAATCCCTTCTTTTCATTCGCATTCATTAGCGTTCATTAGCGGTTCACACCATCTCAATCGTTTCTTCCACCCGCTCCTGAATATCCCGGAGCCAGATCTCGATGTCTTCACGTTGCTGGGTCGGTTTCTCCCCGGTCGGATTGATCAGAAACAACACCGCGCCCAACATGCCACGCAGACGCATGAGATTGTCCGTAATCGCGTCCCTCCGTTCAAAATTGTCCATCTCGTTTTTCATAGGGCGCCTCCGATCCGGGGGCAAAACATTCCCGCCGCTTTCAAGGCGTCTTCGTACCGTTGCCGGATGATGTTCTTTCGTTTGTTCCCGGGTATATACGCAAATTCAACGCCGTGCCGGTCCAGTACTCGCTCGATGTGCCCGATGTTATCCTTCGAAATACCGCTCAGGCTGGCCGCTTCCCTTTGGGTGAGGCCGATCAGGCGATACCAGACAATCTGCTGCAACAGGTCATCGTCGAGATCGAGCTGCTGGATCAGCAGCCGGATATCCAGGGAGAGCATGACCCCGGCGGCGTAGCCATCCCTACGGGCTTTCGCCATAGACTCGGGATCCGGAAGTGCGGTAAGTTCCTTATGCCGTAAACGCTCTTCCATTTGATTGAAGGCTTCCAGAAAGGCGATCTTGAACTGTATGACTCTATCGCCGGTAAACCCCATGACCAGAAGTATGAATCCGTCCCGGGTGAGACTGTAATGGGATATCTCTTCGCCGGAGGGATTGTTTAACACCTTGATTTTATTAGCCTCAAAATTTTCGGCAGCGAATTCTTCAGGAACTTTTTCAATGAGATCGTTGATGTCCCTAATGACGTTATCGTGTCGCTTGTCAAAGACCTCTGCGACGTTCAGGCTGGTTGTTTTGGCTTGTTTGTTGATGATATTGACGACGGGGTACTTTTCGAATGGTGTAAATAGATTACTCATTTTGTGCCTCCTTGTTGGTTAGTGGTTTCGCCGGATGTGAGCGGCGGGACTCAACTACCGCAACAAGACGGCCGGGCGTATTCCCCTTGCGGGTGTTGTATTCGGCCCTGTCGACCCGCCATAGAAGCGTACTAACCCTGATTCCAGGCACAAAAAAACCGCTGCTGACGGGTGCGGAAAGACCGCTTGTTGAAATAGTGCGATCAGGATAGGCGAAAACCGTGGTGTTTGTCAAGTTATTTTTCATGCCGTATATATTCCATAAATCCAATGACCTGCACATCGGTTACATAATGGAAGATTTCATCGATAAACTCATCCAGTTCTTTGCTTTTAATCCAGGAATTTCCTATAAAATCCGAAAACGCCTTTACGCTCTCCATGCCGTTTTGCCTGGCAGTGGTCATGATAAGATTGAGCATTTTCCTTGCTCTTGATCTGGGCGTTTTTTCAAATTCCCTGTACGCCATAATGCATACCAACTTGACAACGCCTTTTGCGCTAAGAAGAAGCACCTTCTCATCGTCGGCTTCGTTATTTTTTATATTGTCAAGCATTATTCCTTATTTCCTTTTCCCCATCCCTGTGATACGGGGTTTTTATCGCCAGATATCAACCCCATACCACAAAGGAGGTGATGCAAAATGGATGACAAGCAAGCCCTCATGGTAATAGCCAAAGATCTACTCGTTGCGGCAATGCAATCAAAAAACATCGGTCATTTTAGCGCCAGAGATAACGCGGATAGTGTCGCTAAAATGGGTGAGCTGCATGCAGCACTGACAAAGATCCTCGCAGAAACACTCAAATCTCTCGAATAGCGCCCTAAACGTACTTAAGCTCAAAGCGCACACAAAGGAGGCTGGCAACGGTATGCAGCGTCTCGAATTCGAATCCGCTGGCCTCCGCCTTAATCGTTTCCGCAATTTTCAGGGCAAGCGCGGCCCTTTCCGTAAGTGTCAATGTCTTTTCTTTTTCCATTTGCTTTTTCCCCGTCCTCAAATCCATGTTTATACCCATGCTGAAATTCTTCCCGTGCGATCTGTTCAACGATCGGCGACAGCAGACCCACCAGCCAAGTCGCGTGCGCCCCACCCAGCCGCTTCGCCGTTTCCTGCCAGGATTCATCCTTCGATGTCCGATGTTCAGCGTTCATTTCTTTGCACCTCAAACGTTTTAACCTCCAACCTCGCCAGAGCCAATATGCTCGGTTTGATTTCCTCCGGCGCATCCTTATATCCGTGTTTGTTCAATCTGAGCAATTCAGACCTGGAGACCAGCGCCAAATTGTCCGGATCGAAATTCAGTTTGTCCCCGTCTTTAAAGATCACCGCATGGCCGTCCGGTACCGGTCCGTGGATCTGCTCCCAAATATGGACGTGTTTTGCCTTATATCTCGTAGGAAAACCGGCGTAAGGGTTGCGTTCCCGCACCTTGATCATCACATAGTCCTTCTCGATCCGTTCGGAACCGTCCGGTTTCCGGTTGGCGGGCACGTTTCCCTTTCGGAAACTGGTTTTGTTTGCTCCCGTAAGCCCCTGCCCCTTTGTACCTTTGTTCCAGGGCGTAAATCCTTTTTCAAAAAACCCGGTCCGGCCAGAGGTGATGCCCCGGTTATGCACGAATGTTTTGATCTGATGATGTGTCATGGACGTGTCGAATCTTTGGTTGAATATATCCGTCATCTCCGCAATGCTTCGGCCCGCATAATTATCCCGTATGAACCGGATCTGCTCCGGAGTAAACAGCCGGATCCGGTTGACCAGCCGGTCTTTTGGTTTTCGCCCGCAGGTGATGTGGTGGTTTTTAAGCGCAGATTTTATCTGGCACTCGTTTTTTTTCTGCCCAAAGGCCCGGTTGAATGCCGCTGTCAGATCGCTCACCTTCATAGACCGGTATTCGTCTTTTAAAAATGCCAGGGCGCCCGGTGTGTATCTATTCCTTCTCGTCATAACCTTCCACTCCGAGCATCGGTACCGGATGGCGGATAAGCCGGTCGTTAACGGCGATATGGGCATCCAGCACCAGCCTGGCGTTGCCGATAATCTGCGAGGCCACATGACTGATCGTTTTTGCCCGGATAATTTCCTTGCTAAAGGCATCTCCGGAGAGGTTATCGCTGGACAGCCGCTCCATCTGATCGAACAGATAATCGTTTAAATCCGCCAGCTTGTTTTTAATCCCCGAACCTCCTATGTCAGGCTTTTTTGTGTTACCGTTATTTTTCGCTTCTTCATTGTTCGATGTTGGATGTTCGGTATTCGATATTCGACATTCGTCTTTTTCTTTTTCGCTGCTCACTGATAACGGCTCACTGCTCACTTTCTTCCCCTGATCCCTGTCTTTTTTCGGTTCATACCTGGTCCACGGATATTTCTCGATGCAATCCTCACAGCTTTTCAGCCGTTTGGCCTTTTTTATTGTGCCAAAAGGGAATTTCTCTATCGGCTTCACATGCCTACAGATGTTACATCTCCGCTCCTTTTCCTCCAGGCTTGCCCCGTTAAACCCGGTTTTGCTTTTGTTTAACTGGGGTCCCTCGTCCATCATCCCTCGTCCCTCAATATTCATCCCCGCATTTCCCGCAAGCATAATTCCCTCCGGTACACTGTGCGTCATGCCCCCCAAGGCCTCCACATATGCCCACCGTTTCTCGCATTTCCGGCAGGTCTCGTTCCCCTTATCCTCATGCAGCAATTCACACGACAAACACGGATTTTTTAGTTCAACTGCCATTTTTACCTTCACTCGCGCAGAGGCGCAGAGAAATGTTTAAGTTTTTTCTTCTCCCTTCCTTCAGTCTTCAGTCTTCTCTCGCAGGGTGGGACTGTCACCTTCAGTCTTCAGCCTTCTACCTTCAGTCTTTCTTGCCTCAATCTTTTTCATAGCCTCGATCACCTGGTGCGCCTTCTCAAACGTGAGAAAATTCTCATGATCCACCCGGAACCGTTTTTTCAAAAATCCCCGCAGGGCAGGAAGGGCTTTGCCTTTATCATAATACCCCGCCGGCATCGAATACCACAGCGCATAAATCTTTTTAACCTGTCCATCCGTCGCCATCCCCGGCCGGTTCTGCTCTTCCTGGCTCTGATATTTTTTCTCCGCCTGCCCCGTTAAACCCGTTTTTGTGTTTTGTTTAACCGGGGCGCCCTCTGCGCCTCCGCGGTGAGCGACCTTTTCCCGCATTTCCCGCTTTTCTCGCGTTTCCCATTGGAACCCACTCTCTTCAAAATGCTTCACCACCGCCAGATACCCGGCGTAGCTCAAATCCCGCGAACTCTTAACCCCGCCGTGCGCCAGCAAAATATCCCTGTAGGTATCCTCATCCAGCCCAAGCTGAGACTTTGCTATATGAACAATGGCTTTTTGTTTATTGCTGATCATATCTATTATCTTTCACCACAGAGACCACAGAGGTCACAGAGAAAAACATTTTAATTAATTGTCTGTGTTTGTCTGTGGCTAAAAAATATTTTTTACCAACAGTTGCAACCGTTCCGCCTGCGCCGCGATCTCCGCCACCCGCGCCCGCGGCAGCAAAATAGACCCGTATTTCTGCCCTATTTTTCTTAAACCATCTGCAAATTTCTCCGGATCTTTGCTCATCCGCTCCAGAAAAGCGTCCACCACTTCTATCGGCGCGGGATCTCCCACCCGTCTTTTAATCGGCCCCGTATAATCCGTTTTATCCACCAGATCCTCAAACTCAAACGTGAGCTGCTCCACCATTTCTACCATCGCGGCCTTCTTCCCGCGCGAAGCCTTGACCAGCCCGGTCATGCCTCTCGCCCGGAATGTTGCGTAAAACTCGTCGGCCTCTTCTTTGCTCTCCGCAATCCAATACCCCCCGCCGGTACCGGCCTTGGAAAGCAAAGGTACGTGATCGTGCTTGACGAGGATATGATTATGTAAATACCTGATTTCCCGCTTAAGCCCGTCGATCATATAAGGATGCTCTTTGCATTGATTGAGATAAACAGGGATATTCTCCTCCAGCAGCCCGATATCTCCATTTGCAACGGCAAACCTTACCGCCAGCTCGTCGGCGGCAATCGCATTCTCCGGCCCCACATGATCCTCCCAGAGAATCCCGACAAACGCGCTTTCCACGGTGGTCAAATGCTTATCGTGAACACCTGTCTTTAGGTTGAATCCCAGATCTTCGAGTTTCATACTTTCTCGCCTTCCCCGATACTAACCGCGAATAAACGCGAATATACGCTAATGGTTTTTTTTGATTTGCGTTCATTCGCGTTCATTCGCGGTTCCTTTTTTCTCGCCTTCCCCGTTAAATCTTTCCGTCGGTAACCAACTGCTCCACAGCATTTTCATATTGCCGCTCATACCCCTGACCGATCCGGACGTACAAGCCCTCGCGCATATGTGGCGGCAGCGCATAATAGCAGTTATAGCAAAACGCAAACCCCCGCCGTTTCGTAGCCCCGCAGATGCACTCCTCACTGGCCAGTTCCTTCACATAATATTCTGTTTCAGCAATCCGGCTCACTTCTCATCTACCCCCAATATCCAGTTTCGATTTTCCAGTTTCCGGAAATCCTTTAACGACATCAACCCTTCATCCTTCGATGTTCGATGTTCGATGTTCGACGTTCGACGTTCAGTTCTTTTTATTTCTTCCCTTTCCATTTCTTCAGCCGCTGTCATCCCCTCAGCGCTGATCCGCTCCGAATGCTCAGTCAAAATCTTCTTGAAATAATTATGATTTTTAAATCCGAACTTATCCAGATTGCATACTACCTGGAGCCCCGCTTTGATCGATGGTTTATCCACCCGGTATTGTTTTCCGGAATAACTATACATCCCCGTCTCCCAGAATTTGGCCAGATCGGAAAGCAGTCGCACCCGTTTTTTCAGGCTCACGTCGCTATGTTTGTCTGCCCGGAATGCGTCCACATATTCGTTTGACAGTGCCCAGATGGGAGACATCGCAGCTGCCAGCCGCACCATCTCCTCCAGCGCTGTATGGTTCAGAGCCTCATCAAAGTTAAACTTCTTTCTACAGTGAGGACAAACGATCATTTTCCCAGTTTCCAGTTTTAATTTTTCCTATCTCTTTTCCGCCCGCATCATCAATATATACGCCGTCGCACATGCCTCAACGCATGAGCACAGTGTGATGATGCATTGCGCATCCTCGATTTTTATTTCGTTGTCCAACGCGTCCGTATGCGCCTTCAAATCTTCAACCAACTCTTTTAACTGTTCGACGTTTTTCATCTTGTTTCCTCCAATTTTCCTTCAGCCTGCCCCGTTAAACCAGCCTTTTCTTTTGTTTAACTGGGGTCTATCTACCTTCAGCCTTATTCCCTATTGACCACACTCAAACCCGGACCGGTGTCTACATTTATCGACACGTTAACATTGACGGTTATCGGATGCAGGTTTTTCGGGGACGCAGGTGGAGTGGTGTCTATGCGATGGACTAGCTCAACAGAATAATCGCTTTCGTTTTTATCATTATCGTACGCTTTGGCTGCAAAATAATAGATAGTGTTATCATTGAGGCCTTTAATGGTGTATTGGGTTACCTTCCCCACATTGATTGCAGGGCTGTAGCTCCGGGATGAGATCCCGTAATATATTTTATACCCGGCCAAATCAGTCTCGGTATTGGCATCCCAGGCCAGCGTTACATCCGCCGCCTGCGCTGAAACGCCGCACAATATAATCGCAACTAATATAAATAGAATTTTTTTCATTTTAATCTCCCCTTTCGTCATTTATTTTTAATTTTCCTGCATTGTCTTCTAACAGGTGCACACTTCCCTCACTCAAACCGGTTGTGATAATGAATAATATGTTGCTCAATCCGATAGAGCATTTCCCATATCGGGATTTCATCTCGTAGATACCTGGCCACAGCCAGCCCAATTTGAATGGATAGATCTATGGCCGCATCTATGGTCTGCTGTTGGGGAGGTTTTCGACGTTTCTGTAACGATTTTTTTAATTGTATTAAGTGTGCCCATAGGATATGCAGTTGTCCTTCAACTGTGATGACTTCATCCAATAACTCATGGTTTTTATATGGCATTACCATAAATCCAAACAATGTATGCTATGACAATAAGTGTTGCGATAAAACATATTGAATCGAAGATGATCCGGGAGGCTATTTTTCTTTTCGTGTTTTTTGAGCCCATATCATCCCGTCTCCTCCTGGTTGCTCGCGGATTTTTTAATTTCGTACAATGGCAGCATCCATTTTTTGAGAGGGTATACCGCCCGCGACCCGCAACGCGGGCAATTCCCCTGAGCCAACTCCCTGCAATCGCATATTTCGTCACAATTCATACATAGATAGGCATAATTAATCTGTGTCATATTATCCCGTGTCCTTTCCGTGAAGAATCCGTGGTGGTTTTTTGTTTTCCCTGATCCTTTTCAGCTTCTCCCGCTTCGCCTCATTCACCGGCGTATCCGGCCCAGGATCGTTAATCATCTGCCATGTATCCATCGATGTTTTTTTAATAATCCCAGCCCGTTTCAAAAACCCAAGAAACTCCAAGACCGTGGACCGTTTAGCCCCGGATAATCTTTCGATCTCTCCGGTATCGAAAAACCGGTGGGACCGGACCAGATGCCACATGATGTCGTTGTATGTCCGGGAAGTGATATTTCTCGGCTGGTACCGGTACCGTCCAGGCTCGATAATAACGTGCTCCCCGGTCCGCTTCATGTTGGCAAACGCTCCTTTGATTTGCATGGTGGAAAGATAGGGCGCAAAATCTTCTATGTCCGGCAGCGTATATTCTCCAAACATCTTCGCAACTGCCCGCACCTTAAGCGTAATCGTCGGAAGCGCCGTAATATTTTTACGAATTTTCTGCTTCTCTGATTGTTTCATCATCTCTCGCCGCCACACATAGCCCTAAAATGATTATGCCGACATTTGCCCCAATAAAAACCCCTATAAAAAACGCAACCCAAATCATTTTATTCCGTGCCCTTTCCGTGATAAATCCGTGGTAAATTATTTCCCACGGAGTCCTTGTTTGATCGCCATCCGCACCAGATCATCGCTGATTTTATCAGGTTTATTCACGGCGATCATGTCTTCAAGCCGACGGACATCTCTGGCGACCAGCCGGAAGTCCCCGTCAGAAGCCTCCCGGATCATTTCTCCCTGGTTAGCGGTCAGCGCCAGATCGGCCGCCTGCTTGGCAAAGAACAGAATGTCGGTTGTGGTGATTGGCCCGAACTCCACGCACTGATGCGTCCGGCTCCATATCCTTTTTTCTTTTTCCATTTTGTGCCGGATCAGGAGCTCTCCCACCAGGGCAAATGGCGTAAGAGAAACATCGGCCAGGTCCCGAATCCAGTCCAGGAGCGTTTCGGAGAGTTTATCCGCCTCATCCACGACTACTGTACGACCGGTGGATAGCAGAGTTCTTTTTATAGCCTCAAACGCCGGTTTCTTACGTCCGGGAATGGGATCAACGCCCAACTCAAAGCAAAAATCCTGGAGCATCCATAATTCGGTCCAGCCCCGCAGCGCCCGGACGTAGCACCATCCCTCCTGTGCCGCAAAAAACCTAGCTGCGGACGTTTTTCCCCGGCCCGCCTGCCCGTAAAATACCAGCAACGCAGGCTCGGATTTGATCTTCTCCGCCTCCCGCATAGGAGCGATAAAATTCTTTACATTCTGCGTATGAACAAACACGTTTTTCATATTTCAAATTTCCAGTTTCCAGCTATTAACCGCGAACACACGCGAATATACGCTAATGATTTCTTCTAATTTGCGTTCATTAGCGTTCATTCGCGGTTCCTTTTCACTTTTCTCGCTTTTCTCGCTTTTTTCATCAGCCTTCAGCCTTTTTCAATTTCAATCGGCCCAACAATATAAATCTCCCTCAAAAACTCAAACCGATCCTTAAATTCTCTATATCCAGACGTGTTTTCGTAGTACCGCATGAACGACATACCATCCAAGTCCATCTCTATCCCCTTGCATTCCTTCTCCAGTAAAGCTTCATACCGGTCCGCCTCACTCAAATATACCGGAGCCTTGGGCTTGAATTCAATCACCGTCATTTTTGCCGCTGCCGCCTCTATCCGCTCAGCTTCCGCCCTGGGTAGTTCAATCCGTTTACTCGTGTTTTTCGTGGTTTTCGTGGTTAAAACTTCTGTGACCTCTGACCTCTGACACCCGACCTCTATCAGAGCCGGCGCATCAGCCACCCACGCCCTGGCTTCAGCTTCCGTCTGTTTCGCCAGCGACCTCTTGAGCCTAATCCCTTCCTTAACCGCCGCCAGATCCTCCGGCTGACCGAGTAGCCTGGCCATCGGATGCACTGGCGTAAGCGCTTTGGCTTCGCAAAGCAGTTTTTTCCCGGTTTGATCATACACGTGCACCTGGCTAAGGTCTTCCAGATCATACCGGATCATCACCCGGTCCCGGTATCCATACAGAGACTCATCGTAGTACCACCGGCCCATAAAATTAACGCCGTTGCGCTGCACTGTCTTGATTTCCATACTCATCATCAGGTACCGCAACGTCTCCTCGTTAACGCCAGGCCCTTTGCCCGCGGCGAAAATTTCACCAGGCTGAAGGCCTTTCAATCCCCGGTGCGGACGCTGCGCGTACTCGTTTACCCATCCTTTGATAATCCGGTGAGTGTCATCGATGGTCGGCATCCATCCGCCATATTTTTTCTCGTGAAGTTTCTGATGAAGTTTTTCATTGCGAAGCATTCGGGCAGGTTTATCGTCTATGGACGTGCCGGTAAATGTCGGCATCAGCCGTTCGAGCTCGGAAAACGTTCCAAAGAACCGCTCCACCGGCTTGCTTTGCGCATGATACGGCCAGGCAAACACCGTTTCAATCCCCAGCCGGGCGAACATCCCGTAAAATCCGGCTTCCTCGAAATCGATGTCCGTATTGGTGAAAAGTTTGGCTTTGAAAGCCCTACCGTTGTCCAGATACGCCACTTTCGGCATTTTACCCAGGGTAAGGATTGCTTTCCGAAGCCCGGCGGCGACGCATTGAATGTTTTCCGTGGGCAGGATCTCCCAGCCCACGGGCATGCAGGATGCCCAGTCGTACCAGGTAACCATCGTCATCCGGGACGGTTTGCCGGTAAACGGATGAAGCGCGACAAAATTCAGCGTGTGCCCGTCGGCCACCAGAACATCGCCCACCTCCAGGAGATTGATATCCCGGTCCATATAGGGCAACACTTTATCGTTGAGCGCCTTCTCTCCCTCGCGCGCGAATACCCATTGGTCGTAATGCGCTTTTCTAAAATCCTTTAGCGCTCTTCGTAGTGTGTCTTTTGAGGATGGCGACGGGATTTGCTTCCGGGTCAGCGCGGTCTTGGTTAGGCGGGCAACCTCTGCGATCCGGAGGCGGTTGGGGTGGAGAGCGAAAGACAGCATGGCGTTGAATTCGTCGTCGGTAACCTTCCTCTGTCCCAGGCGGTTGCCATACTGCGGCGCCAGCGCCATGTAATCGTAATGGCTGTCCCGAAATTTCTTGGCCCATGCGTCCAGGGTCTGCCGGGAGGTGTTCCCCAATACGCTATATATAATAGGTAGCAACTGCCCCGTGTTGTATCCTCTCACAAACAAACCGGCCGCAGCGACCACCGATTCTTTTTTAGCCCTGGCCTCATCTTTTGAGACCTGATAATGCCGGATCAAATCCGCCCGCGCCAGGGCGACCTTATTCTGCTGCTCGCTCAATTCCGGCGATCCCACCGCCACGGGTGCTTCTTTTTCTGCCAATACCGGATACCGAATACCTGATACCTGCAACCGCACTCCCTCCGGGAGGTCGGCCAGCAAATACCGTTTTGCATTGCCGTCTCCGTTTAAATAGGGCCACGCTTCTTTTTCTGCCCGGAGATTAACCGCACGTTTCGTTATACCTATTATATTAGCCAGCTCGGCTGCGGTTTTGGTTTCAGGTTCCAGATTCATAGCTCTCTCTCAATCTCTCTAATTCTGCGCAATTTCTGTTGAACCGTAAGTTTTTCCTCCGCCCACTCTAACTTTCTCCGCTCCTCCGGCCCGATCACCTCTGCGCCAAGTCCCCTCGCTATAATATCCAGCGAAGAAACATCTTTCATTGCCGCACAAAAAACTGGCAGAGCTTTGATCGGCATCTGGCGGTTAGTTTCGTTAGGATTGAGCCACTTTTCAAAAGTATCTAGAGTTAAACGATTTCCATTCCCTGTCGCCAGACTCATGTCATGCTTTTTAGCTATATCGTTCATTTTGTCCACAACCTGTTCACGGGACAAATCGCTATTTTTTACAATTTTATTCATATGAACTTTCAAGTCTGGAACGATATCGATTTTTACAGGATCAAAAAGATTTGTCTGATAAGGTCTCACTTTGTTGTCCGTTTTTTGGTTTTAATCTGTCGGAAAAAATGAAAACATTCACATTGACAATATGTTACTTGCTGACTTATAAAATAGCCGAATATTTGCAACGAGGCCGGCCAGGCCTTTGAGGACCGTCCTTTAAATATGTGGATGGCCATATAAGTTTAATATCAATGCCGATGGCTTCGGCAATCGCTGTTCGAATTTTATGAGAAACGCTTTTTCCGTTGATTACGCCGTTTACGGAAGGCTGTTTTACGCCGAGAGATCTTGCGATTGCTGATTGAGAAACGCCAGCGCGTTTTAAAAGAATAATAGTTTCAATCGGGGGCATGTCGCTTACGTACTGTTTCATTGTGTTTGCCTTTTTGTTTTGTTTCGTTTCTAAATAACCTATAATGGTCTTTTGTATAACCTATAAATCGGATAATCTTAACAGTCAAGAAAAAAATTAAGATGAACGATAATATTTTAGGAGATAATTTAAAAGCATTTCGAAAGCGCTTTAACCTAACACAGGTTGAATACGCTAATAAGTTAGGTATAACTAATGGTTATGTGTCTGATTTAGAAAAAAACAAGGCAGTCCCGTCGGAATCTCTTATAAGAAATATTGAGACCATATTTCAGATAAACCGGAATTGGCTTTTAACTGGCGAAGGTGAGATGTTTCGGAAGGAATCGGAGGACCCTTATATATATAAGGGAGGGGGTGGTGATAAGAAAAACACACCTTTATATAATAATGCACCGGGAGACGATATTGATAGGCTTCCTGGTGTAGATGAATTTGCTTATGCGGTTGCTGGCCTGAAAGAAATATTCGATTCTCGTGATCCTGTGTTGTTACCTGCGATCCAGGCGAACATCCGGGCGTTCCAAATATCCGTTCGCCGGGAGCGCCAGATATATAAACAGGAAAAAGAAATTGGTGTTTTAAAAGAAGAGTGTAAGGATTTAAAAGCGCGTCTCTCGGCTCTTGAGGAAAAGATCCGTAACGCGGAACTGGAAAGAGATAAGGAGTTGAACCACGACCCACCTTTGGAGAAGAAACTGGCCGGATAGCGATAGCTTATCCCTTTTTTACGGGATGTTTTTATAATTTTTCACAAAAGCCAGCAGATGTGATATCGTTTAGGTTAAAATATCTCGAAAAACAATTAAAATCTAAAAATAGGTGGTTTCCGTGTGTAAGCTAATAAATAAACTAAAGATTGCTTTAATCTTAATTTTATTTTTAGCATTACAGGCTGACGCAGAATTGAGAGATAATGGCGGCGGCCTTATATACGATTCAGATTATGATATTACTTGGCTCCAGGATGCTAATTATGCAAATACTTCGGGTTATAAAGGTACAAATCACGCAAACGGCAAAATGAATTGGCAAGATGCTAAAGATTGGGCTGGAAGCTTATCGTACCAAGGAGCTTATACTTGGCGGTTACCTGAAATGGTTGATATAAATAGCTCTCCTTGTACGGGTCTGGATTGTCTGGAAACCGAAGCGCTGCATATTTTTAATAATAAAAATAAAAGTTCATCGTTAGGTTTGTTTAAAAATTTAGCTTCACTAGAAGATTATTGGTCTCAAACCGAATCCCAGGCTAATTCGGATTATGTAAAATCTTTTTCCTCTAATAACGAATATAATGAGGAGTTGAAAAGCGCCAAGCTTTATGTTTGGGCTGTTCATGACGGTGACCAAAAACCAAAACAAGATTCATCTAGTGATAGTGAAGAGGATGAGGGTAATATTATAGGGTGTTTTGTCTCGACTATTCATAAGTAGGATTTTATAAAAATTTATTATAAGTAATATTATATAGTTGTGTTATTTTTAAAAATATTTTCACTTTTTTTTAAAAAAAGTGATTTGTTCAAGTGTTACTTTAACTTTTTTACCCTTTTTTGACCTAAAAACTGTCTTTTTATTGGTTTATTATAAACAAAAAATCCTTCATTTTCTCACTTTTTTTAAAAAAACCACTTCCCACCTGATGGGAAGTTTATTGCCGCTATGTCGTATATATTATTTAATTATATCAATAGCTAATGCTGTTACTTTAGCACTTCCCACCCAACTTCCCACCTAAACCTATTAAGTGGGAAGTGGTTTAAATATTATTTTGTTCGTTATCTTTTTGTAATTATTATATATACCGTCACATTATGGGTTTTCATAAAGCCGAAACCATCTGCAAATAAATGTCAAAAATCGCCCAAAAAGCCGAAACTAAATTTTACGCAAAAAATTGATTTGTTCCACGCATAAGTATCTGATCGGTATATACATAGTTCCATATAAGCCTATCCCACACCAATAAAATCCAATTCTTAAACCATCTGCCTCCCCAAATTCACC